TTCGTCATGTCAGCCGCATCAAGCGTATCCGACGTAACCGGTCCCCCATTCACCCTAACAGTAATTGTCTTATTGATCAGGGGTGAGGACGCGCCGTAGAATGACGCCGCGGTGAGCGGGCATTCCCCAAGTACCGTGGGGTAGGTTTGAGTTGCGCTTGTCGCGGCGTAGTTATATGGATCCGCCCCAAAGTTTAGGCCGTAGATCTTGCCGCTCAAGTCATCAGAAAGTAAAGCAGATGTAGAACCGTCCAAGTAGCTAATGTTAGTGCTCCCGACAGTCGTGTTAGGTCCAAGAAACGGCTCAATGGTCGCATTCGCCTTCATGGCAGTATCAAGGGCGGCCGCCTTGCAGATGTCGGGAACAGCTACTGTCCAAGCCGCGCCACCTGCCCCGCAAACCGCTGGGCAGTATTCAATTTCAATTTCTACCGGGAAGGCCGCCCCAGCTACGGGATTCTTTACATTCGGGAGAATATAAGACCCGGGCGATACCGTAAATCCTACGTCAGCCGCGACGCTCGAGATAATCGTAACGGCCCCACCGGTAAGGGTAGTCAGAGTAAAGACGGGACCAGCGCCTGTAAGGATATACCAACCATTATAGGCTTCGCCCGGGCCCGACCCAGCTTCGAGGTACACGTATGCACCGGTAGCAACCGTACCGGCTGCAACGCCAAGAACACTGGTGAACTGGTCAGGCGCTGTTACATTGCCGTCGGCCAAAATTCCGTGGCCTGCCCCATCAACATCAGTTTCAGTAAATTTGACCGCAATTTGATTACCGAAAGCTCCTACACCAACACCGGGAGTTACACTCTGGTCAGTGATGAACTTTTGGAATCCATGGGCCTCAAAATGGTACGCAGCAGTAGTAGTTACACCATCCGCCGACAATTGAATGTCTGTGTACGCGTGCCGGCCTGTTTGCAGGAGACGACTTGAGGTAGAACCTGTCCCAACTGGCCACAACAATTGGTTGTTTGGGAGTGCATCCAAATCCCACTCGTTACCTGTCAATTGAGTATCAAGCCAAAGCTCTTTTCCGCCGGGAACAGCGGTACCACCGCCAATGGGCTGCACATGTCCTTCGCGACCAAAGAACCGTTTACCACCCTGGTAGTTGATGGATTCCTGGTTTGCTGCGTAAGTGCCGGCACCCGCACCGTTATCATATGTAACGCCGACACGGTTATATCGGTTACGGTTGATGGCACTTTCATCACTCAAGGTAACAATCGATCCACCCCAGATCCGCGCGACATTGATATTGGTCTCGTCGAAGGTGAGGTAGTCGATAATCCCCCGAGAATCGGGAAGAGACTTGTACGGGAAAACCATCGGGTTATTCTCGTAGTCACCACTTCCGTAGTACCGAATATCCTCAAAGCCGTTAAACCCGAGAATGGTATGCGCAGAGGTTGCCCCACCCGAGCGGAACATCAAGCTCGAGCTGTCTCCAGTAGAGACGGTCCGTACACGGATGGTGGTTCCAAAGTAGTCCCAATAGAGATACCCAGAAAAGGCCTCATTGAGCTTAGAACAGACCGTAGCAATCGGAAGAGTACCCACCGTAGTGAAGGTATACTCACGGTTCGTCCCGTCAACCTCGACATAAATGCTTTTTGCCGAAGCGCTGATCGCGTAAGTCGCGGTACCACCACCAGAGATGATGGGCGGGAGCGACAGCAGCGCACTGCTGTTCACCGAGCCGTCAGAACTCTGCATTTCGATGATCTGGTAACAAGGCCCGACAATACATGCCGGGAAGGTAGGACTGTAGATAGTCGGGGTGACAGTCTGCAGTACCTGCTGAATCGTCAATCCGGGCTGAGGAATAGAAGCCATGGTCTAGTTCCCTCCATTCAACAAAGTTTCCATGCGCATTGTAATATACTGAATCATAGGTTGGAAAGCCTCGTCACCCGTTGCATCCAAATGCAACCGATCTTTTATGAGGAAAGGAGCCTGTACAGCGACGAGCTTCCATTCCGGCATTGAAGATCCCTGCACGAGAGCTCCAGCCGAGGTTTCCTGCCCAACTACGAGATTGTTGACAACCCCGTGAATACCCATTTTCTGCAGGACCTTTTCAAAAACCGGCACCAACCTAAATACGTAATATGCCAATTTTCTCGCCTCCGCCCCCTCACGCGCAATACAATTGATGGTGAAGGCAGCGTTGATGAGTCCCTGGTAGTACGTGGAATTGTCGTTGATAAAGCTATCCATCGACAACATCTGAGACATCCCCTGCCCGGTCCATGTACTTGCTCCGAGCTGGGTAACTATTGCGGGTCGGGAGGACGAAGATTCCATCTGCACCGGACCCTGATCAACAATGATAAGGTCAGTTTCAGTTTGGTTGCCTACCCAACGGTAGTCCCCGGGGGGCCGGGAGCTAAAAATCGCCTTCAACCAGGAGACCCAGGCCCGCACCCCTTCCTGGAGAACATCCGGGATGGGATCCTTGAAAGGATGGTATGCGGTAACCGTACTACTCACTCTTCTTCTCCTGTTTAGGCTGGTATTTCTTTACCAGGTAAGCCCCAAGGGCCCCGAGTCCAGCGCCTCCTACACCAAGCCCCAACGTCGCGAGAAGCCTACGGGAACGTGGCATACGTCGGATCTTACGTGAAACCAGGGGAAGGAGTGCTCGAGCAGAAAGTGTGCCCGCAGTACCCCCAAAGGTAGCGGCCATCGCTATCTGCTTTTTACTGTACTTCTTCCTTCTTCCACGAACCGAAGCATACACCAATTTGCCCGTCGGGGCTGGCGCTGGAGCGCGCCTCTGGACTCGGTTATAGGAACCGAGACTCCTCGCCAAGTACTTGTTGTCCGCTTGTGGTACAGACAGGTCTGTGCCGGCACCAACCCCCGCAGGCTGCATTGGGTTCTGCGTTTGCTTCTCGGGGGAACCAATGGCTACTCTGGATTCCGGAGTACCAGAACCCTCAGACCCACCCTGGAAACGACGGGAGCTCAGCTTTACCAACGTTTCCTCAAAGGTATGTTCGGGCGTCCAACTCATAGTCTGTACACTCCTCGCAGAGCATCATACTCTGGGTCCTTATCGTGACCGACATCCTGGGGGTTTGTAAATAGCCGCTGCGGAGCGGGGAACATCGCAATCTTCTCCGCATCCGTCATATTCAAGGGGAGCTTGTACTCTATATCTCCCCGGGGGATCGCATGAAGAGGGAAGTCTTGGCGGACAAGAGCCCTTCCCTTCTCAACACGACGAATTCCTTCTCCTATCCGCCACCTACGATTTTCCGAGTCTATAACAATCCATCGCGGGTGAATTTCCGGATAATTTGACAAACGACCTGTGGCGTTGATGTTCTGGATTTCTCCGAGGTCAGCAGTCGTAGTAGCTTCCGGGGGCATGATTATCTGCATGTTGAGTTCCATGGGACGATGGAAGCCCCCCACCCATCGAGTATCATAGCAGGCGAGGCACATGGATGTGCTTTTCCGCATCGTAACCGGATCAACACAGGTGCAGATTTGGCCGAAGGTCCTAATGGGGAATACCCACACTGTACGGCCTGTATACTCTTCCAACCGAATTTGGGCGTTCCGGGCCATCTCCATAGCGTACAAATCCAACTCTGCCCGAAGAGTTACTCCCCCCTGGGGAGGGTAGTACGCAGATGGGTTTCCCGCCCGTCGCTTATCAATTATCCTAATGCGATAAAACCATTGGCGGTACTGAGATTTTTGCCCGCGGAGGGTTGTATCCCGGAAACGGAAAGTATCGGAAAAGGGCCCTACGAGGGTAACGTACCCGCTGTGTTCATGGTCGCTGCGCTCAATATAGAAGTCGTAGTCGAAAAGATCCTCGGTTGTAGGCGCAATTTCCCAGTATAGATCCAGGTAATCCAGATCAAAGCTACGTACCCGAAAATTTTTGACCTCCAACATATGGATTACGTTCCTTCTCCATTACGAATTATAGACATTGATTTCCCGTTTCGGTTTAAGAGCAGCTGCAGCACCACCAGTGAGAACCAAGCCCCCAGTAGTAACCCCAAGCGCAGGACTCTTCTTGTACACATTGACTATCCCATCCAGCGGCTTGAGCCACTTGTTGGACTCTTTTGCAGCACCCCGGCGATACGCTTTCCGAATCTTCCGGCCCTGCTGACCAAGCTGCGTCAATCGGTCAACCTTCTTACCCTGCTTTCCAACAGTACCAGTAGCCAAGCTTTTCAGCGCACGAAACCCACGAGAAAGGTACGGCTTGAGAGCCTTATCCCAAATGCCAGCTTCCTTGACCATCTCGGGGGTGATCCGAGCGTTAGCGCCAATACTCGCCACAAAAGCGAGCTTGGCCAGGAGAGCCTCGTCCCCCCCTTCCTCGGGAGCAGCAACAGTTGCTCTATCAGTAACAAGGAGTTCTTCGCGAGTCATCGCACCGACTACGGAGGCCAACTTCACTTGCCGGGCCACATCGTCGGCGGTGTCCTTCTGGCAGTCGGCCAGGAATTGGGTCAAGGCATCCATTATACACTCCGCGGGTTCTTCAGCTTATCCAGCAGAGGTTTTGGGGCCTCTACCTTCTTATTCATGGAGACTACCGAAGGCTGCTTTATAGGCTTTACTGCAGAAGGAAGCTTAGGCCTCGGTACCTTTGGGGGCTTGTACCCCTGCACCAGCTGCCGTGCAGACCGGAATTTCCCGGGCGGAGCCTTCGACAAAGTAGGCTTGGGTACTACCTTAGGCATTTTCGAGCGCTGCAAAAACTTACCTGCCTTTTGAGCCTTCTGGGCTTTTCGCAGAAGTTTATAGGCGCGAGCAAAAGTCCCGGCGGACGCCATCTTAGGCATACCCTGCTGCGGCTGCCCCTGCGTCGGATCCACTCCCTGCTGCTCTGAAGCTTCTTCCGGAGCCGGGTTTTTGGAGAACAGAGAGATAACTGGAGACTTCTGCATGTTCTCCAGCACCTTCCGCAGCATCTGTTCCTTATCCGGCTGTGCAGCACCTGCGTGACCTTGGCCAGTGGGTGGCGCGGCCGGCATTGCTCCACCTGCGGGCTGCGGGGCAGAGGGGACAGCGGCAACTTGTTGGGCTTCTTTCTTCAAATGTACAAAATCGAAGGGGGCTGAAAGCTTTTCTGTCAGCTCCTCTTCGCGTAGAAAGGCTTCTCTGAGATAACGTTCCATTAGAGTGACCTCGTCTGCGTACCCTGATAGACATCGTCATACAGGCGAATGATTATTCCTGCGGGACCCGCGGCATTGATGGAATACGTCAGCACAAGCGGGAGCGGAATACCTTTTGTATAAAAGAGTTGTCCGGGTCCTGTAAGCTGAGGGGAACCCCCAACTGCCCCAGCTATATCCTCTCCGACCAGGAAGTGGGTGGTGGCATCGGCAGGAGTCAGGGATGCATCCAGGTCAATAACATCAAGACCAACGTTCCCGGAGACTACTTGTACAATAGCCTGAGAAAAGAGGTCCGCGTAAGGAATGGTGTATGTCCCCGAAGCGCCCGCTGCAAGGGTCAAGCGGATTACCCGCTGGGGAGCTGCGGTTATAGACGCCATTACAACGACCTCGTCTTAGTGCCCTGGTATACATCATTATACAGGCGGATCTGCAACACAGCATCGGAAACAGCCCCAATGGCATACGAGAGAACCAACGGTATTGCCAGGCCCTTGGTATAGAACAGGACTCCTTGCCCTGTTAGCTGCCAGTGGGCAGGGACAGTGCCCGCGATGTTCTCCCCAACACGGAAGAGTGTACCGGCTACTGCGGGGGTAAATGATGCCAGGAGATCGTAAGTATCCCCGGCATTACCGGACAATACTTGGACAACCGCTGCCGAGAAATTCTCGGAGTACGGAATGTCATAAGTGTCCGTGGTATTCTTCGTCAACGTAAGCGATATGTTGCGCCGGCATGTTGCGGTGGTAGATACCATTAGTTGAGCTCCTCGCTACGGTCGAAGTTAGGCTCGTAGAAGTCGCTGGTAACTCCCCCACCCATGGCCTGCCGGACATTAAGGCGAGCAATCAGCTTCATCTTTCTACGCTCCCACTCCGCGGTCAACCGATTTATCAAATTGAGATAAATTGGTGCCTTGTCCGATTCATTGACCTGCACACCCTGCCCATCGGAGTACGTAAGATGGTTTCGGGCCTGCAAAAACGTGACCGATTCGAGCAAGTATTTCGCGGCACCAATCTTCAATAGAGAAATCGCGGGGAAGGTATCAGGAGTAAACGCCCCCAAAGGGGAATCCAAATTAAAGTCCTCAATGGCATCAAGAATCGCCATAGCGATGGAACGCTTGCTCGACTCCTCATCTTTAATAAGACGGTTGAGTTCGGGGAAGTCCCGCAAGTACGCACGAACTACCTCAACAAGCTGTTCCAGACGTGACGCCATTTAGTCTTCCTTCTTTTTCTTAGTCGACTTCCGCTTCTTCCGTTTCTTCGGCTTGATCTCTACTACATCGTCGGGTGTTCCGAGTTCTCCATCAGGCCCAGGAGAAATTTCAACGCTGACAATCCCAACGTCTACTTCGATCTTTTTCTCCGGTTCAGGAGGAGGTGTAGCTGACAGAAAGCCCACGTCGAGAAGATGCTTTAGCTGCGAAGACATGTGCGGGATATCCGCAAAGCTTCCTGCCCGAACCTTCCCTACCTGCGGGACGACAACATCAAAGTTCGATGTATTCCATACGCGTAGCATTTACTTCTTCCCCTTAGAACTCTTCTTCTTAGTAGCCTTCTTCTTGGGCTTCGGTGCTTCCTTCTCCGGTTCTGGTTCCGGTTCCGGCTCGGGTTCCGGCTCGGGTTCCGGCTCGGGAATAGGCTCTGGTTCGGGAGTAGGCTCTGGTTCAGGCTCAGGAGTAGGTTCGGGCTGCCCAACAACCTCGGGACCGTCCATATCCTCTGCCATTACCAACTCAAAGAGGCCGGCGTCAATGGCCTTATCAAGAAGCGCGGCGTACCGGACAAAGATATCGCCGGTAATAGTCACCTGCCCTCCAGGAGCAAGGCGGTAAGGACCAAACTTGATAATCCCAGACTCAAACAGCTTCCGGAGTTCCGGGTGCTTCGCTTTTGCCATGGCCCAGGCCTTTGCCAAGGTGCGTGGCGCGCGGATGGTATATTGGGTTGCCATGATTAACTCCTAACGTCGGTTATCAAAATGAACCACAAATACTGGTGAGCCCCCGTTCCGAAAGGAGCCGGGGGCCCATTCACCAAAAGGCAAGGCACCCAGGCTTAGTACGTCCACAGACCCGGGTAGGTGTAACCGTCGGCAACCTGGTTGTTGACTGCGCCAAGCGCGGTCTCAGCAGCCGGGGCAACCGTCGCACGAATGTTTGCCACACCCGGTGCGATGGTATTACCAGACATCAGCTCCAGGCGGTTGACAGCGGCAATATTGGCGAGGCCCATGCCGATGTTTTCCCATGCCCAGAAAGAGATGCTGCGAGCTTCCTTCTTCACATAGAACTTGACGTTGTCCAGGATGTAGGACTTTCCGAAGAAAGCCGGATCCGTGAAACCATAGACAAATCCGTCGTGAAGCAGGTTACCCTTCAGGGTGGTGAGGATCTGGTAGCCAAGTACGGTGTTGTACTTGTAACCCTTCACCATGACGTCCTTGGTCAGAACGTGACCGAGGTCGGCAGCAGTCAGCTGTCCGAAGTCTGCGAAGGTATACTCAGTCATCAGAACCTTGGACATCCGCAATGCGCGGCCCGACAGAGTGAACAGCTTTGCCAAGTAGGCAATGTCCACTTTCTGGATCGGGTTCACAGTTGCGTTATCAGCAACTGCGACGGCAGCAAGCTCACCCTTGACGGTGGCGTCACGGACATTACCAGCACCGGCTACGGTAGCGTTGGTAACCCAAGTGGTGTTGTCGTTGGGATCTCCACCATTCGCGAGAGCTTCGCGGGCTTCGATGCACGACATGATATGGACCAGGAAGTACCTGTCCTCAATTTCCTGGATATCCTTCACAATGTTGTTCTTGATAACATCGGAAATCGGGTAGGTATAGGTCCGGAGTTCTTCGGTGTAACCTTCCCACTTCAGGGAGCTAACAGTGAAGAACGCGACAGCCATCCGGCGTCCCTTGATGAGGCGGGGGTCCGGCTCACCTCTGAACGAGATCGACATTGCACGGGAGCCGGGCTCCACGTCGACGATCTTGTAGACAGTGTCGTGGTAAAGGGACCGCTGGCATTCAGCAACAGTCACGGGTTTGGGCGGAAGAATCTTCCGGCAAAAGGACATCTCACGCAGCTTATCACGAACATAGGCGGAGCCGGCGGCAGCCAGCTTCTCTTTCTCACCGCTCATGTCATCAGCCTTGGAGATGAACAATTCATTGAGTACGCTTGCAGGCATATTTTCCATTGTTCTCCTCCTATTAAGCCACGGTGAGCTGCTGCTGGAACGGCATGCTATAAATCTGCGCCAGCAACGGTGCACCCGCAACGGCTGCTTCCATCGCTACACCAACAATCCAAATATTCTGGCCTATACCAGCGATTGTATGGATGTTACCAGTAGTCGCTACCGTGGTCGGGGTTGTAAGAATGCCCTTGATGCCAGTAAAGCCCATCGAGGTCACGAACTTCGCATTGTCGCCATCGGCGTATACAACACAGAGCTCCTCACCCGCGGCGATACCAGTCTCGGCTGCCCACATGTAAGTGTCGATTTCGATGGTTCCCTGAACGATGATGGGAACCTTCTGGACGGCCTGCACATCAGTGCCGCCACGCTCGTACCACACCAGGGCCGGGCGGGTCACACAATTGACGGTCCCACTAATGGTACTATGGGTAGCGTCAATATCATTTGCGCTTGGATCCTGGGAAGGCCGGTCGATGCCGTCAGATGCGGTCATCTGGACCCACTCCCCGACGTCGCAGTACGCTGCATTGTTCGGGTTATACGAAATACGGTCAGTGCTTGCTACAGCATAGTCCCGCACGCGGATATCCTTCACAATGGAGGTCCGGAGCGTCATGGAGCGGCCTTTGTCTTTGTATACTCCATTGATAAGGGCCATAGCTCTCCTCCTTAGCTAGTCAAAAAAGTTTCAAGTGCATCCGAATTCCCGGCGTCGGCAGAGTCATCTACCTGTGCGGGAGAAAGGTCACCCACCTGCATCTGCACGGCCTGCGCCAGAACTTCCAGATCTTGGCCAGAGTCAAGAAGAGCGGCGACCTTCTCCTGACGCGGAGCATCGGGGTCTACAAGTCCTCTCTCTTCCATCTCAGCTACCAGAGCTTCAGCTTTAGCCTGCTTTTCCAGGTCAGCAGTCTTCTCTCTTGCCGCGGAAACCTCCTCAGCAAGAGCACGGAGCATTGTCGGTATCTGCTGAAGAACTTCAGCAATTTTTTCCATTTCATTACTCATCGGTACCACCTCCTACAAGGTCGAGTACCGTCTTCACTGAAGCCGGCGACGACTTGGGAGCTACGGGGGCCGAAGCCTCCTTGATCTTGCTAACCCACCCTTCGAGGGTCCCCTTGATCTGCTCATTAGCGTCGTCTGTTGAATCGGAGGTATCGCTCTGTACCTCGGCCTCGGGAGTGAGGTGGGCCAGTTTCTGGAGGACATGCTCTCGAATTTCTGCGGTATCCCCAGCAGGAGCTGCCTCCGCCTGCTTGACGGAAGCAACTTTCTGCTTGAGATATTCTCCGAGATCAAGCTGATCCCCATCAGACTCTACCTGCTTCTCAGCAGCCAGGGCCTCGATGATACCCTCCACGGACTGTGCCACCTTCTCCACGAACCCAAGGTCCAACGGAACGACCTCCTGAGTGGACTGATTCCCAGAATCGATGTTGCGCGCTTCCAGGTCATTCACCAGTAGGTCTTGAAGTGACGACATATCCGCTCCTCCTTATTCGGTTTCCTGCAGAGCTGCGATCATCTCGTCGACCGGGTAACCGGCTTCGGCGAGCTTCTCGAAAGCGTGGATGGTTACTGCTTCATCCAAATCTTCGTCTGCAGCGACTTTTTCCTGGCCAAGCTCAAACATGCCAAGAATTTCATTGGCCCGCTCATCAGCAAGAGCGTCAAGTGCAGAGCCAGTCTTCCTCTTACCCAAAGAATAACTACCACCTGCGAGAGCAGCAGTGGGGATACCATAAGCGGTACCAGTCTGGAGGCCACCAAGCAGCATCTTGTTGCGGCCTGCTTTGCCCTTCTTGGCTCCCAGGCCAAAACGCTTAGCAGCGATTTCGCCGGCCCGCTTTTTGCCCTTGCTGCTCATGGTGCCCTTCTGGCCCATGTGCTTGGCACGTTCGCCCAAATACTTCAGCTTCTTGCTTTCGCCGCGAAGAGCATGCCCGGCACGCAGATTTTTGGCGGTGTACGCGCCCTTTACTCCACGCAGAAGCTTCTCCAGCCATGCGGGAACCGCTTCCTTTTCCATCTCAGTGAGCTCTGATTCGGTGTACTCGTTTCCGTCTTCATCGACATAGATGGATTCGGTCTCTTCCTGCTCAGAAGCAATTTTGGTCAACTCATCCATGAGCCCGTGAGCCATCACGCGGCCATAGGCGTCATAAGCAGCGGCAACCTTCTGCAGCTCTCCGTCGCCCATGCCTTCCTGCTCTCCAGCTTCTTTCTGCAGGTGACCCTGCTCTTCCAGGTCCTGCACAACGGCGGTTTCCAGTTCATCCAGTTGTTCGGGGGTCAGATCGCTAAGATCTACTTCGTACTCGGCAGCAAGCTTCTCAATGAACTTAGCCTGCGCTGCCTTTTCCAGAGCATCCTGCCCGTCTGTACCATAGATGGTTTCGAGAATGTCACTCATAGTTTTCTCCTCCTAAGGACATACAAATACAACGATCGAAAAAAAGTTATCGGCGAGAGTAATGGACTTTTAGGAAAGTCCGTGTGAGCCTGCTTTCCAGCTTTTCCGGCCCGTTCGAACCACAGTGTATACTGGTTTCTACGTAAAAGGCAAGCGATTGAGCACACTTTTTATCTCATTTTGCCGTAATCCTGCAGCTACAAGGCCAGAAGAGAACAAAACTGGATGCTTCGCTATGAAGCGCTGAAGCATGTTTTGGGGTACGCCTTTCTTCTCTTCTTTACGCAGGTGTGCGCTATACGCGTACACTAAAGGAAGTAGGAGTGCCCACGCGGGAACCCGCTTAAGGGCACTACCAACTACGGATGCTGACTTCTCCAAACCCCCATTTACGACAATATCATCCAAATGCTCAAGCGCTTGTCGCCGGTAGTCATTATAGAGACCCCCAAGCATTCTATCGAGCTCCCCGCCCAAAGGAGTCTCTACGTCGGCAGGTTGCGCTTCCGCCAACTTTGCGAGCCGATGGAAACTATGAGGACAAAAGATGGACCTCTCCGCGGATATAGGAAAA